CTTCCGTACATACAAGTATTTCCTTCTGTTATTATGTGCAACATACCTCCTGTTGCATGTTTATAACACTTTCCTGTTTTGAATTTCATTAAACATTCCCCTCCTTCCACTCTTTATAAGTAGTCCAATCTATATCTTTTTTAGATATATTATTTATTCTTGAACGTGGCTTATAATCTTTGCTTGGTAAACTAATATAAGTGCATCTACAATGAACGTGTTGAGGTAAATCTATAGGCTTTTCATCAGCTTTATAAGTTTTACCATCATACTGTTGGCACTCTCCACAAATCTTATCATCTAAAGTGCCATCATATAAAACCCATTCAATGTTGTTATCCTCTTGCCATTGATTATTAACTTCTTCTTGTACTCTAGCGACTTCATTTTGCACTAACCTTCTAGTTATATAAGCACTTTGATTGAACCTATCTTTAACCACTTTATAAATATCATTTACATTGGTATTACCTTGCAAAAAGTCTTTCATTTCCTTTTTTATAACTTTGGCAACTTTATTTTTATTGCTCCATATTCTATCACTATAGTTCTTGCCCTCTATTGTGGCATCTAATATTCTCTTTATATCCTTAACTTTCATCTTATTCAGCTTAAAATCTAAGCCTAGCGACAATAAAAAAGAATTAGAGTAATACTTATCTTCTGCTATCATCTTCAATAGCTTGTCTGTAGCCACCTTCTCGCCATTATACTGGCTTTCAAAAACATTGCTAATAAGTATATCTAAATTTTTATATTCCTTCTTATAATCGCTAAGAGATAGGTTTAAATAAGTATCTTTAATATCATACCTAAGTAATATCATTCCAACTTCATTTAATATCTTATCTCTATCTATTTTCTGCTGTTTAAGTAGATTTAAAAGTTCTTTATCACCTTGTTTGTAAAGTTCCTCTGCAAATTCAATAAACTTATCTCTAAAAAGCTTCTGGTCTTTATTCATTTACAACACCCTCTTTGGATATTGTATCTAAATCAAACATTTCGTTTTCCTCTTTTTTAATCTTTTCCCCTTCTGTAACAGGATTATCAATACGAGGTAACCAACTCCTCTTAGTTTCGTTAGACACGACTTCATGTGGTAACTGCGAAATCATTTGTGCTATTGAAGTTTCATCAACTGGAACGTTAGGAGTAAACTCTATTTTTATTAAGTTAATATCATATTGCTTACTAGCAGTTAAATATAAAAACTTAAATAATAGTTTGATGTTTTCTTGATATAATTATAAAATTAAGTCTATAATAGTATATAAGGTTATTTATTGCCATTACTTATAAAGTAATGGCAATATTATTTGTATAAAGAT